TTAGGTGAGGCTCTGTGACACCGCCTCGTAGTGGTGGAGTCGTCCGCCGAGCATGTGGCGTTCGGCAGCGCCTTGGGCGTCGAACCGTCGGCCGGCCCACTCGTAGGTCACCGCGACTCCGTAGGTCGGGAGTTCGAGGGACGGGGCGAGCATGATCTTGTATCGCGTCTCGGTGTACGCGATGCCGCCGTTGACGGTGTTGCCGTTGCCGAGGGGCACCACCTGCCCCGGGACCACCTTCTCGATGGTCTCGTATATCTCGTTTCCATGGCTGTTGTACTGAGGCGGCACGTAGGGCTGTTCGTAGGACACCTTGATCCGGTGCGGCCACAGCATTACAGGGCTCGCTTCCGATAGCGGTTCAGCACGAACAGCTCGGCGAGGGTCCAGCCGGTGAAGCCGCCGCGCACGGACACGGATCCGACGTCGGTTGCCAGCTGCTCGGGGTGGACGGCGAGGCGTGCGGCTGCGGTGGTGATGACAGCGGCGATCTGGTCGTTCGGCTCGGTGCCGGTGAATCCCTGGTCGCGGGTGTAGGCCATCGCCATTGCGGTGATGACGGTGGCGGCCTGCCCGGCCAGGGCGACGAGCTGGGTGTCGTCGCCCTGGCCTAGGAAGTCGGCCACGTCCTGGCCGGAGACCGCCATGATTACGGCGCGTCGGTGAGGACGGCGACGGCCTCGGGGTGCAGTAGGCCGAGGTCGTAGCGGCAGGTGACCCGCAGGCCCACCTGGTCGTACTCGGCGTACCGCTCGGTCAGCACCGTCACGGACGGGGCGACGTCGCGGGCCACCGCGATGGTGCTGGTGTCCGCGAGGATCGCCTTACCGGCCGCGAGCTTGTTAGTGACGGTCGCGGGGATGCCGAACAGGGTGGTGCCGCCGGCCTTGCTCGGGTCGGGCTCGAGCAGGTAGCGGTTCGACGCGGTGCCCTCCTTGAGCTTGCGGAGTGCGGCGAAGTCGGCGCCACTGAGGAACCAGCGGTTCGGGGTGACCTCCTGCGCGTTGAGCGAGGCGATCGCGTCGAGCAGGGAGTCGGGGTCGGTGACGTCCAGCTCGCCCGTGGTGACGCCGGTCTGGTTGATGATGCCCTTGATCGAGTTCGACGCTCCGGCACCAGCGAGGAGAGCGTCGTCGAGCAGGTCCGAGACATCCTTGACCAGGCGGGCCTTGAGGGTCGCGTCGATGCCGATGACGGACTGACGGACCAGCTCGTTGGTGAACCGCATGATCGTCTTGATGCTGGTGCGGGCGTTCGGCATGAGCTTGATCTCGTCGAACGCGATGTCGGCGGTGTCAGGGATCAGGCCACCCTCCGCGACGAACGTCGGAGTGGAGCCGGAGACGAGGCGCGGGATGCGCAGCTCCGAGCTGGTGTCGAAGACGCGGACACCGGAGCTTAGGACCACCGACGCGGCCTCGAGCGGCTGGACGAGCAGGCTCGCGACCTGGTCCTGCAGAAGAGTGGGGTTGGATGCCGTGGTTTCGGCCATGAGTTGCCTCCTGGGGCAGCAGTGGGATGTTGGGATTCCACGCGCCACCAGGACGACTGAAGGGGACCAGCGCCAGGCCGGTCCCCTTCAGAGTACCCCATGGGGGTACTAGATGATCTCGATGTCGAACACCGTGTCGGTGCGGAACGCCTTCACTTCGGCGTCGCTCGCGTCGTAGAACTTGGTGTACGCGCCGTCCTCGGCGTAGCGATCGGCCTCGAATTCGTACTTCGGGACGAAGTCTGCCTGCTGCGAATTGATCCTGTATGTAGCCATTGTGTTGCCTCCCTCTAGACGTTGTTGCCGCGGAGCATACCGAGCAAATCAACTGTCCCGGTGCCGTTTCGGCTTCCCTGCCCGACGTCACCGGCAACCTTGCGCACGGCCAGGTGCGGCTTGCGAGTCAGCAGCTCGTCGATGGCCTCAGTCAGGCTTAGGGCATCACCGTCGAGGTGGGCCTCGTCGTACGGCAAGTCCGTGGGGTCGGCCAGCTTGCCGGTAGCGGCCACGAGAGCTGTGTGCAGGCGTTTGGCGAGATCATCCGCACGGGCACCGGCATCGCGGGCGTCCTGCCGGTACTTGCCGCTCTCCTGCCGAAGCTGCTCGACATAGGAGCGCGGGAACGTGTCGCTGTCAGCGATTTGATCGGCCTCGGACTGCTCGTCCAACGAGGAGGTGGGGTCCGATTTGAGGTTGGACCCTTCGGTGGCGTCGAGGGTCGCATTTGAAATGCGACCCTCCTCGTCTGTCTTGGTCGCGTTTGAAACGCGGGCATCCTCGGTGGTCTGGTCGTCGGTCATGCTGCTGTCCTTTCGATTCGGGTTGCGGGGACTGGTGTGCATCGGCACCCGGTGTGTCGATGCATGAGCTTGTCGGTCGGGTAGATGTAGCCGATGCCTTCGGGGTCAAGGTGCTTCTTCTGCAGCCACACGCACAGTTCGCACGCGCCCGCGTTGAGCCGGCGACGGTAGCCGGGCACCTCGTGCACGTTGTAGGTGTGGACGAGTTGCTGTTGCGCGGCCTCGGTGGGCTCGTTGCGGCCGATCCGGTCGAGCTGGGTCTTCAGGTCGTCGGCGGTGTCGAGCAGCGCGACGAGGGTGGCCGCGGCGTCAGCGAGGCGCGCGGTCTCACCCGCGACGGTGACCAGCGTCGTGCCCTTCGGCGTGGACGCCAGGTAGACGCTGCCGAGCCAGTCCGCGCCGGTGCGGGCGTAGGCGTTCATCGTGCCGACCAGTTGGATGAACACGGCCTCGAACTCCGCGGTGGTGAGCGTGCCGGCCTGCCACTGCTCGTACGCGGCGATGAGGGCCACGGAGAGCTTGTCGCCGAGTTGGTCGACGTACAGCTCGAACTGCTCCGCAAGCTCGCCCGGGGTCATGCCGCGCCGCCGAACAACTTGGAGACGTCCGCGTTGGCGATGTTGTCGCGGGCCCGGGCGGCATGGATCTCGTCGATCTCGGAATCCGAGTAGCCCAGCTTGCGGAGCGCGAAGGACGCGGGCAGCAGGCCCACGCTGAACAGTTTCGTGACGGCGTCGGCCTCCTGGGCTTCGGAGCGGGTAGCAGGATCGGCCCACTCGACACGCGCCTCCACCGACGACGGATCGGCACCGTCACGGACACCCACCATGAGGCGGGCGATCTGCTCCCAGCTCCTACCGAAGAGGGCCTGCTTCGCCTCCGCCTTCGCGGTGAGTGCCGCCTCGGATGCGCGGATGCTGTCCGCACTGGTGGGGTTGTCGCCGCCGATGCCGAGCATGTGCTCGGGAAGCCCTGAGACAGCGGAGATCTGCCGCATGATGACGCCGATCGCGTTCTCGTACCCACCGAGGTCCGCACCCGGCAACTGTCCGAACTTCGCGCCCTCAGCCTCCGCGACGAGGAACTGGTCACCCTCAGCGAACGGCGACACCGCGTTGCCCTCGTCGTCCTCGGACAGTTCGACGCCGGTCGACCACCGACGCGGACGAGCACCGGTCTCCGACGCAATCATCATGTCGCACAGCAACTTCACCAGCGCATCGGACAGGTCGATCACGGACTCCATCTCGCTCGTGCCTTCGGTGTCCAACACCCGGTCGGAGTTGAGTAGCCGCACCACCGGGACGGTGCCCAGCGGGTTGTCCAACTCGTCTACGAGGCGGAACCCGGCAGTCGTCGCACCGGTCGAATTCGCGGTGTAGCGCTGTACCCGGTCAGGTAGGAAAAGCGTGCACTCCGTGGTGGTGGCGGTCTCCCAACGCTTGAGGGCGGCCACCGTCTGCCGCGTACCTGGGTCCGTGACCATCGCCATCTGCCGCGCGCTCTCGATGCTCACGGACGGGCGACCATCGACGCCGGCCCACACGATCGCGTAGCCACTGCCCAGGATCAAGGCTTCCCGCATCGCTTGCGGCGACAGTTGATCCAAGTCGTTGCGCAGCCAGTCGGCCCACACGTCGACGCCCGCGAAGCCAGTGATTCGCAACCGCTCCACGATGGAGTCGACGAGCACCTTGGGGATGTTCGCGCGGACCCTGCGCAGCCGATCACCCAGCAGCGCCGCGGCCTCCGGCGCCAAGTAAGACAACGGGCTGTTCCCGGCGTAGTACGCATCCAGGCGTGAGTACCGGGCTGCGGGCGCGTCGACGGCCTGCAGCATGTTGGTCAGGGTGTCAGTCATCTCTAGTACCTCTTCACTGCAGCCACGCGGCTGCTCTTCTTGGTCGCGCGCCAAGTGGCGCGTGAATGTGCTTGGAGCATCGCGGCGGCAAGGTCGATCCTCGCTCGGGAACCGCGTTTCGCCTTGTCCAACCGGATGCCCTTGGAGTCCTCGCGGACAACGGCGTTCGCGACGTGCCGTGCGAGCCGCTGGTCACCCGAATGAGTGAGTTCGCCGCCGATCACGGCCCGGTACAGGTCCGTCGTCGCCGGGGTGATCCGGGCCGGTGACCACGGGAACGCCACGACTGGGATCCGCTCCGATTCCAGGGTCTGCATGACGAGGGCGAACCGGAACGGGTCGAACACAACCTCCAGAACGCGGTACCGCTTGCACGCGGCCCTGATGGCGTCCATGACGTCGTGCAGCGGTACCGTCCAGTCCTCCGCGCCCTCAGGTGGCTCCCACACCCCGAGCACATCGAAATGAGGCGTGGGCGATACCGAGGCCACGACGAGGGCTGTTGAGTCGCTGTTGTACGAGCCGTCACACGAAACGACCACCCGCGTACCGTCCGGTACCGGGTCGCCCGTGGACAGCGCGTCCCACACACCCGGCGGTAGCCACGAACCGGCGGCGTTCACCCGCTGATTCAGGTGGTACCGGCGAAACGCGGCCTCCCTGGTCGTGCCCAATGTCGTCGCGAGGTGATCCTCACTGAGGGTGTCGCCCAGCATCGGATTAGCCGCGGCCCACGCCGCTCGGTCGTCGAGGGCACAACCGAGCGGCGCGGTGTACTCACGAAAGGCGAACGACGGATCTTCGCCGAACCTGCCGTGCTCCACCAACCGGGCCATGAGGTTGTCAGGGTCGTCGCCGCACTCGGTGGACAGACCGAGGGTGAGCGGCTGCGCGCGAGTACCGCCCGCGAGCGCCAGGGCATCCCAGGTGTCGGCCTGCATCACGTGGACCTCGTCGCACAGACTGAGGCTCGGGTTCCTGCCCTGGATGTTCGACGCGTTCGCCGGAAGCGGCTCGAGAACCGAATCCGACGCCGGATGGTAGATCCGATCTTGGAACAGCTGGCACACACCAGACATGCGCTCGTCGAGCTCCACCATGCGGCGGGCCACCCGGAAGATCACCTCCGCCGTCTTCTGGTCCGACGAGGCGAGCAGCACCTCGGCGGACTCCTCCCCATCCGCGAGCAAGTGGTACAGCGCGATACCGGCACCGAGCAGCGACTTGCCGTTCTTGCGGGCGACGGACAGCAGACCTTGCCGGGGCCGCGGCTGCGGGTCGTACACGTCGGCCAGGAACTCGCGCTGCCACGGGCGCAGTCGAATCAGTTCGCCGGCCGGGTTGCCCTTGCCGCCCTTGACCACGCGGCAGTACGTCTCGATGAATGCGATCACCCGCTCCGAACCATCTTCCGGCAGCTCATGTAGGGGCAGCGGATCACCCTTCGGAGCCGCTTTTGGGCCTGCTCTCATGCCGCTTCACCTCCTCCAGATGTATGCACGTGCATGTGTAACTGGGAATGCGCCTTGCCCCCGGGCGGAACGTTGCTGGTAGGGGGCCTACTCCCCACCTGTACGGCACGCTGAGCGACTGGGGTGAGCTTTCGGTACTTGACCTTGCGTGTGCGTGCCTGCTCGCTTAGAAGGCGATTCAGGACGTCTGTTGCTTCGGCTAACGTGAAGCTGGCTCCTCGTCGGCCGTTGCAGGTGCGGCAGAGGACGCGCAGGTTTTCCACCTCGTACGTGAGTTCCGGGTAGTCGACGATCGGCAGGATGTGGTCGACCTGCAGGTTGCGGGTGCTGCTGCACAGCTCGCAGAACGGCGACTGTCGGCGGAGGTGGCGGGAGAGGTTCTTCCAGAGGGCGGCGTTCCAGTGAGCGCTGGTCTTGTCGCGTCCGGTCTCTGCTGGCTTGCAGTCGGTGCAGTACGTGCCGCTGCTGATGAGGTCACCGCATGTAAGGCAGGGTCGTGCGGTCATGGTGTCTCCGTCTCGAGGGCGTCGGCGATTCGGTTGGTGAGGTCGCGGGCTTCATCTGCGCTCATAACCCAGGTGTCGCCGCCGAGTCGGACCATGACCTGGCCGGCATTGATGGGCGTGACAGTGGCCTCGCCGCGACGCTGCATGCGTTTCACCAGATGTCCTCGGGATCGAAGAGGGCGGGATCATCGTGTAGATCAGCACCGTCTTGTTCATCACCTCGTGCGTCTGCTGCGGCGTGGGTGATGTACGTGGCGGTGAGTCCGTGGGGTAGCTGGATGTGCTCGGTCATGCGGCCTCGATTCCGAGTAGGGCTCGGACGGCTGCGGGCTCGGGTAGGCCTGTGCCGTCGGTTGCTTCGTTGATCGCGACGACGAATTGGCGTAGGCCGTCCTTCGTCTGCGGTCGGTTGGAGTGGGTGAATAGCTGGATGAAGATCTCGACCATGTGCTCGGGCGTGTAGTCGGGGTCGGGTACTTCTGCGCGAGCCCGTGCGAGGAGCTGCTTGCGCGTCCAGGGGGTGAGTAGGTGGGCGTACTCGGCGAGCGGGTCGGCGGGTTTGTCCACGTTGTTGGGTTTGCCGCGGCCCATGCCGTCGAAGACGCCGACGTAGGTGTCCTGTCGTTCTTCGGTGATGGATCGTGGTGGGGGTGGAAGTTCGCGCGCGCCCGCGTTACTTACGTAAGAGAGCAGCCGCACTTCATTGGAAACTTCATTGGGTACTTCTATGGATACTTCGGGGCGCGCCTCCGCCCCCTCTGAGGGCGCGCCTCCGCCCCTACCTAGGGGCGGTACCGCGCCTACCTGTGGTGCCTCCGCCCCTACCGATTCTTCGGGTGGGCGCGCCTCCGCCCCTACCGGAATCACAAGGGTGTACCGGGTCGCTCGCCGCGGACCACCGGGCTCACGGGCCACCCAATCGAGAGCTTCCAGCTCCCCCAGGTGTCGCTTGATATTGCTTCGGTCGAGGCCGGTGTCATCGCTCAACGTGTTCAGAGAGGGCCAGCAGACGAACTTCCCGTTCTCCAGCTGGGCGCGGTCTGCCAGTGCCCACGCGACCGCGTGAAGGCGATGGGGGAGCTTCGGGCCCACGCCGCGATGAACGGCGTTGGACCACTCGTAGGACGTGCTGGGGTGCCGGTGATCAGGCTCATCGAAAGTCCCCAGTGATGCTCATTGAAATTCCTCACCTGGGTGCGGTCGGATTATAGCGGTCGGCGGCTGGGTGCGATTGCTGTGCGGTGGGTTTCGTTGCGGGCGTGGTGGTCTCGTAGTCGGTAGCTGTCGCCGTCGAGTTTGAGGACGACGGAGCGGTGTAGGAGCCTGTCGAGCATGGCCGCGGCGACGGTGGTGTCGCCGAGGACTTCGCCCCATTCGGAGACCGATCGGTTGGTGGTGATGACGATCGATGTTTTCAGATACCGTTGCGCGACAACCTGAAACAACGCTGATGCGGCTTCGGCGGGCAAGGGGAGGTAGCCGAGTTCGTCGATGACGAGCAGCGTCGGGCCAGCGAAGAACCGCATGGTCGTCGACCAGCGGCCTTCGATCGCCGCTTTGTGGCAGCGGGCGGCCAGGTCGGCGGCGGTGGTGAC